ATCCAGATGCTCAACATCCCCTATATTGCAGTGCCGACCAGCGCTGGCAACAACGAGGTCAGCCTAGCCTTCACCTAAACCACTGAGTCCCTGTATGGCGTTTGTTCTGAAGCAGTCCGACACCTACGTCTGGCCGATCACCTTTGACATCCCCGTCGATGGTGGTCGCCATGAACGGCAAACATTGGACGGTGAGTTCAAGCGCCATCCACAGAGCAAGATCGGCCCGATGGTGGCTGAGCTGCAAAAGCTCGAGGACCTAGGTGACCTTGAACGGATCACTGAGATGGCCGCCGATCTGCTGGTCGGCTGGTCAGGTGTGACCGGTGATGATGGCAAGGAGATCCCCTTCAGCCAGAAGGCGCTGCATCAGCTGCTGGAGGTGCCCTTCCTTGCGGTAGCGGTGCTCAAGGCTTACATGGACAGCATCAAGGGAGCCAAGAGAAAAAACTGACAGAGGCCGCCGAGCATTGGGCCGGCGGCGGCGTCAAGGATGAGACGCAAGCTGATGCAGCAGTGCTTGGCCTGGTACTGCCAGAGCAAGACCGCAGCGATGACTTTGAGGTGTGGGAGGAGAACTGGCCAGCGATGGTCATGTTCCTGCGCTGCCAGACGCAGTGGCGCACCACGATGAGCGGCGTGCTCGGGCTGGACTATGCGGCAGTGGCTTGGCTGTTTATGATGTACGAGGTGGAGGACCAACGTGCGCTCCTGGAGGACCTGCAGGTGATGGAGGCAGCGGCGATGGTCACGATCAACTCTCGGGGCAGCTGACATGGCGATGAACCTGGACGCACTGCTCCGCATCAAGGCGAACGTCTTGGGCGAGGAGGCCATCCGTCGGCTTGGCAACTCTCTGCAGGGCTTGCTAGGTCAGACAAAGAACGCAGCAATAGGCTTCAACAACCTCAAGGGGGCTGTGGCCGGCTTAGGTGCAGCGATTGCTGGCGGCACTATTGTGGGCGGGCTGAGCGCCATTGTGAAGAACTCCGTTGACGCTGGTAGTGAGCTGTTAACGCTGCAAGCCAAGACTGGCTTGGCAGTCAACGCACTGATCGCCATCGGCAACGCTGCCAAGCTGGCGGATGTGGATTTAGAAACTTTCAACAGTGGGCTGACTAAGCTTAATTCAAACTTACTCAAGGCGGCTCAAGGTGACGAAGATTTAGCGCAACAATTCAAAGCGCTCGGCGTCAATGTTAAGGATGCTAATGGTAACTTAGTGCCGGCTGACAAGGCACTCAAGCAGATCGCCGATCGCTTTGCTGACATGCCGGACGGTGCCAAGAAGGCAGAAGTAGCGGTGGCACTATTTGGCAAGTCTGGCAGGGAACTCATCCCGCTGCTGAATGAAGGCGCGGCCAGCATGGAGAAGTTCACATCCAAGCTAGGCGAAGATTTTACAGCGCGCTCAAAGTTGTTCGATCGCACAATTACCGAGTTAGGTATTAAGACGCAGGGCTTTGGGTTGCAGCTAACTGACGCATTGCTGCCGGCGCTGCAAACAATCCTTGAGGTATTCAGCGATCTCTTCAATACCGATAAAGACTTTAAGGCGCTATTCGAGGTTATTGAGTTTGCCATCCGCGGCATTGCCGTGACTATCTACACCTTGGTGACAGCGGTCGATGTGCTGATTAAAAACGTTTTAGCAGCACTGCAAGCAGCAAAGCAAGGATTAGCTGGGGATTTTGCTGGTGCATTCAAAACCATTACTACACGCGTGAGTAGTGGCTTTGCAGAAGCGAAGCAATCCATTGCTGACATAAATAAGCTGGCCTTTGGATCAGCAGCAGCACCCGCCCCTAGACGCCCCGGCGGTCGTCCACTAGCGCTTGATACTGACACCAGCGCAGCAGATAAAGCAGCAGATGCAGCAGCCAAGAAGCGAGCTAGTGAGCAGGAGCGCATTCTGGAGAAGCGCGCCGCCTTGACTAAGAAGTCAACCGACCTGCAAGAGCAACTGCGCAGAAGCGTCGAAGATACCCGAGACGCCTTTGAGGTTATTGGCGCAGCTCCTACGCAGAAACTGAGCCTCGAGCGCGATACGGCACTTACTGAAAACAAGCGAATCGTAGATGATTTTAAAAAAAGCATAAAAAGTATTAGCGATGAGGCAGTAGCATTAGGTGGCAAATTAGATCTTAAGATATTTGACGGCCTTATTGAGCAGCTGGAACGAGCAAATACTGAGTTAACAGATCAAAAGTATTTACAGGGACTGAAGGATCTTTTGCCTAGCGTGGATGAATACAACGCCAAGATTGCAGAAGTTAGTCGCGGCAAGACTGAGCTAACCGAGCTGGAGAAGCTAAACGCTCAAGTCAACCTGCTGCAGCTAGACATCCTTGCTGCAACTAACCCGGCGCTGGCTGAGCATGTACGCCTTCTACGCGAGCGTGCCGCAGCACTTGATGATACAAACAAGAAGCAGAAAGAAAAGGAGGATAGTTTTGGCGCTAACTTTGAAGAAAAAATTAAAGAGTATTACAAATCACTTATTAACTTTGGCGCACAAGTCGGCGACGCTTTAATCAATACTTTCAAAGGTTTAGAGGATCAACTCACCAACTTCGTTACTACCGGGAAACTAAACTTTGCTGATCTAGCGAACAGCATTATCCAGGACATTGCTCGAATCGCAATCCGGCAGGCCATCATTGCGCCGTTGTTGAAAGGCGTTGGCGGGATCTTCGGCATTACCTTTGCCGATGGTGGTGTCTTTGCTCAGAACGGCATTCAACCTTTTGCCCGCGGTGGCATCGTTGACAAGCCAACCCTGTTCCCGTTTGCCAAAGGAACGGGCCTGATGGGCGAGGCTGGCCCGGAGGCAATCATTCCCCTGCGCCGTGGCCGTGATGGCCGCCTCGGTGTCGAGGCTAGCGGCAGCGCTGGTAGCATCAACGTCACGGTCAACGTGGATGCAACCGGCACCAAAGCCCAGGGCGATGACGGCCGAGCTGGGCAGTTTGCACGCGCGATCAGCGAAGCGGTTAAGAATGAGATCGTCACCCAGAAACGTCCTGGAGGATTGCTCGCGTAATGGCTACTTTCACCTACACTCCCAGCTTTGAAACGACCGAGGTCAGCAAGCCGCGCGTCGTTACCTTCCAGGCAGGCGACGGCTATCAACAGCGGGTTGGCTTTGGCCTGCATCGCGACGGCAAGGAATGGCAGCTGCAGTTCCTGAACCGCACTGACACCGAACGCGACAACATCCTGACATTCCTTGAAGCCCGTGCTGCGGTTGAGTCGTTTGACTGGACGCCACCACGCGGTAGCGCCAGTAAATACATCTGCAAGGAATGGCAGGTCACGTTAAGCGCCTGTAACTTCAACAACATCAGCGCCACCTTCATCGAGGTCTTTGAGCCGTAAGCCATGTCCATACCAGTTTCAGAACTTCAGAAGATCGCGCCCAGTTCGGTGATCGAGCTGTTCGAGCTGCAGCTAATTACTGCATTGCATGGCAGCAGCACGGTCTACCGGTTCCATGCCGGCAGCAACATGAACGCTAATGGTGAACTGGTATGGGCTAGCAACTCATACCAGCGCCTACCGATTGAAATGGAGGGCTTTGAGTACAGCGGCAATGGTCAGCTGCCACGGCCAAAGATCAAGGTCAGCAATGTGCTCGGCACGATGAGCACCATCCTGGCAACCGTGAACGCGGTGACGCCTAACAATGATCTGACCGGCGCCAAGCTAAGTCGCATCCGCACGATGGCTCGCTACATTGATGGCGCTAACTTTACAGGTGGCATCAATCCTTACGGTACACCAGACCCGACAGCGGAGTTCCCGCGCGAGATCTACTTCCTAAGCCGCAAGTCAACCGAAAACCGCCAGCTAGTTGAATGGGAATGCGCGGCAGCATTTGATCTAGCTGGTGTGCGCTCACCAAAGCGGCAATGCATCAGCAGCATTTGCCAATGGGTTTATCGCTCCACTGAATGCAGCTACACCGGCAGCAATTATTTCAACGCCAGCGATCAGACCGTCGCGACCTTGGCCTTAGATGTTTGCGGCAAGCGGCTTGACAGCTGCAAACTACGATTTGGATCGACCGGCTCGCTGCCGTTTGGATCCTTCCCTGGCATTGGAGCATTCACCTCATGAGCTGGTGCGATTCGGCAATGGACCACGCCAAAGCTGACGATCCCCGCGAGGCCTGCGGGCTGGTGGTGGTGGTCAAAGGTCGGCGACGTTATTGGCCATGCCAGAACCTGGCAACCGATGCTGAACAGTTCATTATGGATCCGATTGATTTTGTCGCGGCCGAAGATGCCGGCGAGATCGAGGCGGTCTTCCACAGCCATCCGATCACACCAGCAGAACCAAGCCAATCCGATCTGCTCAGCATTGAGACCAGCGGGTTGCCGTGGCACATCTGCAACCCCAAGACAGGCGCATGGTCAGAGACCGCACCAAGCGGCTACAAGGCGCCGCTGATCGGCCGCCAGTGGGTGTGGGCCGTTGCTGACTGCTGGACGCTGATGCGCGACTGGTACGCCGAGCATGGGATCAAGCTGCCAGATTGGCCACGGCCGATCACGCCAGCCGAGTTTGAGGCGGCGCCGCAGTTTGATCAGTTCTGGCGCGATGCCGGATTTCGCGAGCTGCTGCCTGAGGAGGACATGCAATTTGGCGATGGCCTGATCATGAGCATTGAAGGGCAGGGCCTGAACCATGTCGGCGTCTACATCGGCGATCAGTTAGTGCTGCACCATCTCCGTGGTCGCCTGAGCAGCCGTGATCTGTACGGCGGCTGGCTGCAGAAATGCACAGGCCGCCGGCTGCGCCATCAATCTGCCGATACACTAACTAGAGGCTGAAGCTGCCCATGCTGCGCGAGATCCGACTTTATGGGCATTTGGCCAAGTTCGTCGGACGGCGGCGCTTCATGGCGGCGGTGGACACTGCAGCAGAAGCGGTTAGGTTTCTGATCGCCAATTTTCCTGGACTGGAAGCGCACATCACTCAACCGGGCCGGCATTATCGGGTGAAGGTAGGTGGTCATGCAATCGGCAGCGAGCAGCTCCATGGCCCGATCGGCAACGAAGCGATCAGCATCATCCCTGTGATCGGCGGCGCTGGTGGCGGCGTTGGGCAGATCTTGGCAGGCATTGCGTTGGTAGCGCTAGCAGTTTTTGTGCCGGGCCTCGGTCTGGGCTTAGCTGGTTCAATCGTCACAAAAGTGGGCCTGCTTGGCGGTGTATTGATCTTGGGCGGCGTGAGTCAACTGCTGACGCCAACGCCAACGATTGCTCTATCGAACACCAACAGCGGCACGCGTGAGACTGAGCTGGATCCACAGAAGTCTTACAGCTTTAGCGGCGTGCAAAACACCAGCCGCCAGGGCGTGCCAGTGCCCATTGTCTACGGCGAGACCATTATCGGCTCGGTTGTGATTTCAGCTGGTATCGACACTGTGCAGGTGCAAGCATGAGCGATCTAATCCGCGGCGCTGGTGGTGGTGGTGGTGAGCAGCAAACGGTTGTTCAGCAAGTAGCAGCACCAGCCCGCACGCCAGTCCGTGATGCCGACAGCCTTGTATCAAAGCAGTTTGGCACCTTCGTTGATCTGCTCAGTGAAGGCGAGATTGAGGGCTTCCCATCAGCTCGGGCATACACCCGAGGTGATGCCAACTACAACCGCGCTCTGCTGAAGGACATTTTCCTGAATGGCACGCAGATCTTGCGCCAAGGCGCAGACGCAACCGCACCCCAGGCGACTGATTACAACTTCCAGAGCATCACGATTGAGGCACGTTACGGCACACAAGCGCAAACCTACATCCCTGGATTTTCAGACATTGAGGACGAAAACAACGTCAGCACGATCGTCCTGCAGGCTTCACCGATTACTCGCACTATCACCGACAGCAATGTCAACGTTGTTCGGGTGACTATTACCTTGCCGAGGCTTGAGCAATACACAGACGAAGGTGACATCTACGGCACCAGCGTCAACCTTCAGATTCAGGTGCAGTACAACGGTGGCGGTTACACCACCGTGATCAATGACACAATTACTGGTCGCACAGCTGATCAATACCAACGCGATTACAATGTCACGATCAGTGGCGCCTTCCCAGTTGATGTGCGCGTGGTGCGCGTCACGGCTGACAGCAGCAGCAGCCAGTTGCTGAATGATCTGTTCTGGTCAAGTTACACCGAGATCATCGAGCAGAAACTGAGGTATCCCAACAGCGGGATCGTAGCGTTGCGCCTTGATGCGGAACAGTTCAGCAGCATTCCTAATCGCACCTACCGGATCCGTGGGATCAAGGTGCAGATCCCTGACAACGGCACGGTCAACGACACCACTGGCGCAATTAGTTATGCGGGCGTGTGGAATGGTACTTTTGCGGCCGCAACCTGGACTAGCGATCCGGCTTGGATCCTGCATGACTTGCTTACATCCACACGCTATGGCTTCGGCGATCACATCACCGCCAGCCAGCTAGACAAGTTTGCCTTTTATTCCGCGTCACAATATTGCGGCACGTTAGTCAGCGATGGCTTCGGCGGCACCGAGCCACGCTTTAGCTGCAATGCTCTGATCCAAAACCAGGAAGAAGCATACAAGCTGATCAATGATCTTTGCAGCGTGATGCGGGTGATGCCGTACTGGTCAACCGGTGCCCTCACGATCAGCCAAGATAAGCCAACCGACGCCAGCTATCTGTTCACGCTAGCTAACGTCAGCGAGGAAGGATTTAAGTACACAGGTTCTGATCTTAAAACAAGGCATACGGTTGCGGTAATTAGTTACTTGGACATGACAACCCAGGACCTTGCATATGAGGTAGTCGAGGACACAACCGCGATCGCAAAGTATGGTGTCGTCACCACTAACATCAAGGCCTTTGCCTGTAACAGCCGCGGTCAAGCTGCGCGCCTAGGCGACTGGGTGCTCTACTCCGAAGGCTACGAGACCGAGGTAGTTGAGTTCAAGGCATCAATAGATGCCGGTGTGCTGGTGCGCCCAGGGGCCGTTGTTGCTATTGCTGATCCGGTCAAGTCAGGCATCCGCCGCGGTGGCCGCATCGCTGCAGCAACGACCACCACTGTCACGGTGGATGACACCACCGAAACCAGCCTTCCAACCACAGGCACCCCGACCATCTCGGTAGTAATGCCTGATGGCACGATAGAAACCAAATCAATCAGCAGCATTGCCAGCGCTGTGATCACGGTTGCGTCGGCATTCAGTGTTGCGCCAAATGTCAACAGCATCTGGGTGATCAACAACTCAACCGTCAACACTACCCTCTGGCGCGTGCTCAGCGTCACTGAAACCGATCAGGCGCAATACGAGATCACAGCCCTGACATATGACCCGAGCAAGTACGACTACGTTGAGCGTGGAGCATCACTGCAACCGCGGGTTATCACGCAGCTAAACCAGCCGCCACCCGCACCAACCGGCCTATCAGCTAGCGAGACCATATACGAGTCACAAGGACAGGCCAAGGTGAAGATAATCACCAGCTGGGCTAGCGTGCCCGGCGTCAGTCAGTATCGCGTGCAGTACCGGCAAACCAATGGTAATTGGACCAGCGTTGTGGTGCCCAGAACCGACTACGAAATCCTTGACTCTGTTGCCGATACCTACACGATCAACATCTACAGCCTCAACGGTGTAAGTACACCCAGTACCCAGCCATCGGTGCTGACCTTCGCTGCGGTCGGCAAAACCGCAGTACCTGGCAACGTTGAGAACCTAACGATTGAAACAATCAGCGCCAACAGTGCCCGCCTGCGGTGGGATCCAACGGTTGATCTTGACGTAAAAGTAGGCGGACGTGTTCACATCCGCCACACTAACCTGACCGATGGCACGGGTACATGGTCAAACAGTGTTGACCTAATACCGGCAAAGGCTGGCGTCAGCACTGAGGCGATTGTGCCATTGGTTGAAGGTGAAATCCTGGTCAAGTTTGAAGATGACGGTGGCAGGCAATCAGCGACTGAGACAAGCGTGATCGTTGATTTCCCTGATGCACTAGGCAACCTGCTAGTGCAAAGCCGCCGCGAGGATGCAGATTCGCCGCCGTATCAAGGGACCAAAACTGATGTGTTCTATAGCGATGAGTTTGATGCGCTAGTGCTTGATGGTGACACGCTGCTAGATGCTGTCGTCGATTTTGACTTGATCGCTAGCTTTGATTATCTTGGTGCAACTGAAGTCCTAGGCACCTATCAGTTCGCCAATGCGGTGGACCTTGGCGCCGTATTTTCACTTGACCTAAGCCGCTTCTTTGTTACCGCTGGGTTCTTCCCTAATGATGCAATAGACAGCCGCACCGCAGAGGTGGACTCATGGTCTGACTGGGATGGCGGCATCATCGACCAAGTAAATGCCAAGCTCTACCTACGCCGCACACCAGACAACCCCGCTAGCTCACCTACATGGTCGAGCTGGCAGGAGTTCGTCAATGGCACGTTCCTTGGTCGCGGTTTCCAGTTCAAGGCTGAGCTAAGCAGCAGCAACCCAGCGCAAAACATCCTGATCGACCAGCTTGGCTATGAAGCCACCTTCCAGCGGCGCACTGAGCAGTCGGTTGTAGCGCTTGCCAGTGGTGCAGCCAGCTATGCGGTTACGTTCGACAAACCGTTTTTTACTGGCACCTCGGTACTGGGTGGCCTCAACACCAGCCTGCCCAGCATCGGCATCACAGCACAAAACCTGTCACAAGGCGATTTCTTCAACGTCACTAACGTCACCAGCACGGGCTTCGACGTAATCTTTAGGAACAGTGCTGGCACTGCTGTTAGCAGGAACTTTCTATGGAGTGCGGTTGGGTTTGGTAAAGGGGCGTAGAATAGAAAGCAAAGTGACCTGAGCATGGCCCAACACGATTACGTCATCGCTAACGGCACTGGTGCTGCCGTCCGCTCTGACCTTAACAACGGCCTTGCCGCGATCGTCAGCAATAACAGCGGCGCGACTGAACCGGCAACCATGTATGCCTACCAATGGTGGCCAGATACCACGACCGGCCTGCTGAAGCAACGCAATGCTGCCAACTCGGCATGGGTGACGATCGGCACGCTGGCCAGCGCCAACCTTGGGCTATTGAGCCTTGCTGGCGGCACCATGACGGGCGTCCTAGCCGTCACAGCAGGCACCGCAGCACTGCCGGGTATTGCCGTATCAGGTGACCTCAATACTGGACTGGTTTCACCCGGTGCCGATCAACTAGCAATCACCACGGGCGGCACTAGCCGCTTAGCAGTCAGCACCACCGCAGTCAGCTCAACGCTGCCAGTTGATGTACCCCTCGGAGCAGTCGGCACCCCGTCGCTGACGTTCACTGGGGACCTGAACACCGGTTTATTTTCACCCGGAGCTGATACGGTTGCACTGGTGACCAGCGGCTCCGAACGCGCCCGCATCGACAGCTCCGGCAGGCTCTTAGTTGGCACGTCTAGTGGGCGTACCGTTGGAAACACTGCCGGATCAATTCAGATCGAAGGCGTAACAGATACAGCACTTACGATTACTGACAACAGCAATGGCAGTGCGGGTGATTCAACTTGGCTGACTCTTGCTCGAACGCGCGGCACTGCAGTCGGTGGAACGACGGCGGTCAGTAGCGGCGACTGGCTCGGCAACCTTGACTTTGCTGGTCACAACGGAAGCACTTTTAATGTTGCCGCTCGCATTTCTGGACAGGTAGACGGCACAGTTTCTGGTGGCGGTGCCGGTGACATGCCGGGCAGGCTGGTCTTCAGCACAACCGCCGACGGAGCGAGCAGCCCGACGGAGCGGATGAGGATTGACAATACCGGGCAGCATCGAATGTTTTCCACAAATTTTACCTACAGTTTAGTTATTGGAAATGGGTCAACAGCAGGCACAAGTTATTTGTTTCTTGAAGGACGATACTCAGCAACTGACAACTCAGGCGCAACAGGCACTAGATCTTTTGTGGTTTGGAGCAACGGCAATGTCCAGAATACAAACAACTCCTACACCGGCATTTCTGACATTAAACTAAAGGAAAACATTGTTGATGCCAGTTCTCAGTGGGATGACATTAAGGCTTTATTGGTTCGCAACTATAATCTGAAAGAAGGTCAGACTCATAGGCAAATCGGACTGATCGCCCAAGAGGTGGAGCCTATTTCACCTGGATTGGTTTACGAATCCCCCGACCGCGACGAAGAAGGTAACGACCTTGGCACTGTTACTAAGAGCGTCAACTATTCGGTGCTCTACATGAAGGCCGTCAAGGCGCTACAGGAAGCGATGGAGCGGATTGAAACCCTGGAAGCCCGGCTAACTGCTGCTGGGATCGCGTAGTCACCTTCCCTAGTTGCTTGGAGCCAAGGCGATAAGTCAACGCCACTACCCACCACCACACCACCATGACCACCACCTACACCTGGGCCGCACTCCAAGCGCAACTGGATGAGCAGGCCGCTCCTACCAAGGCGGCTGGTGTGCCGTGGGCCTAGAGCCGCTAAACTGACCTGACGCCACTGCCGACCATGATCGAAGTCATTGCCGCCCTGGTCGGCTCAGCGTTTACTGCCTTGGTCATGGCGACCAGTGGGGCGATCCGGGGCAACACCTCCAACCGCGAGGTGGTCACCCGGCTCACCGTTGCGGTTGAGAACGTAGCCAGCAGGCTCGAGGAGCTTCATGTTGACATCCGTGCTGATCGCAAGGAGACCTTTGGTCGTCTCAACTCAGTCGAGCAACGGGTGTCGAAGGTTGAAGCAAGGATGGCAGACTGAACCGCAGCTACCGCAACGCCATGACCGACCGGATCGCTGAGTACATCGCCGTTGCGATCGCCGTCCATGGCGCTGCGGTGGCGATCGTCAACCTCACGCCTACTCCCAAGGACAACGAAGCCCTGGGCCGCTACAGCCGCATGGCTGTCAAGCTCTACCGGGCCATCGAGATCCTGGCCGGTGTCGTCAGCCCGCTGGTAAAACGCTGAGATACCAGCCGCCGGTTCCCCCGGGCATCCACCTGGGGTTCCAGTTCTGGCGGCTGTAGACCACACCAGCGCCCTTGGTAATGGTGCTATAGCCACCACCGACCAGGCTGGCCTCTCCGTTGGGATCGTTCTGGATCCAGGCGGCGGCCGTGTAGCCGATCACCACACTCCAGTGCCCCCCGCCGGACGGGCCAGACACGGGTCCGTGATGCAGCCACCCCACGGCTACGGGCCGGCCAGCGGCGATCTCAGCCTCCAGGCTGGCGGGTGTGCCATCAGTGTGGAAGTTAGCCTTGAGGCCCAAGCTGCGCAGCGCTAGCAGCTGCGCCTGCGCGTCGGTGCTGTCGCCGTACTGGTTGCGGATCGCGTTATAGGCGTCATCATTCGCCACCTTGCCCCAGTGCATCGCGAGCATCGCGCAGCTGGAGCTGAAACACTCGCGGTAGCCGGTACCGGATTTATTGTCGAGCTGGCTCTGCCACTTCACCTTCAGCGGATTAGTGGTAGCCGCTGGCTTGACCGCAGGGGCAGCCCGGTACAGGGCGGCGAAGTCTTCCACCTCCTTGGCGCTGAGCACCTGCTGCAGGGCATTCCAGGCGGCCAGCTGATGCGGTTGCTGTTCGTAGTGCTTGGCGGCATCAGCCAGGCGAATGGTCGGCATCTGCTCGGGTGTGACGGTAGCGGTAGACCTTAGCAGGAGCTTCTGCTGGATCATCCAGTGGGATCAACCGGTAATTTTCAACGCCATGGCTTTCAGCCCAATGCTGCGCCGCGATGTGGGTTGCGAATGGGCCGACGTGCCACAGGCCAAGGTCAAGGATGTAGGTCATTTCATGGATGGGTTGCGTTCGGCAGCCGTAAGGCTCGGGTGGTCGCGGTCGTCATCATCATCATCATCATCGGCCTCGGGGATGTGGTCGTATTCGGGATCGAGCTTGGGCATGGGAGAAGGGCCGCCAGAGCGGCCCGGTGAGGGTTAGGCGGCGGATGCTTCGATGGTTTGGATTGCGGCTTGGATCTCAGCTTGGCCAGGCAGATCGTTGCAGGTCAGGTAGTCAAGGGAGGCGTAGAGGGCGGTAAGAGTTTCGCGCTGGTAAGTGGTGATCATCGGTCGGTGGCGGTTGATGTGTGAATCATACCCCACCGGCGGCGCATCATCCCCGGTCATGGCGGCCCGTTCACAATCCGTCACACACCTGACCAGCCCGTCGCGTCCGTTACGGTTGACCCAGCGGCGGTCATCCCATGCAGGCTTTCCTGATCGAGATCACCGCCAAGGTGATCTTCCGCTCAGACACCGACCCAGACGAGCTGCCGGCTGACATCTACAGCCGCATCGCAGAGCACATCGGCAACGACGACGACATCCTTGACCTTTCAGTCGA